GTCGCAACCCGGGGTGATTAAATTCGTCCGTATTTCTCTAGACTTGCTGCGTATGTATAACGCGATCCTTCTTCTCCATATCCCCAGTACAAATATGAGGCTCGCCTCAGTTGTGCATCTGTGGAGTTTGGATTCATAAATATTCGATATGCTTCGCTATACGATGTTTTCATCTCATTGAGCATGAACTGCAGCTGCTCCATCTCAGTGATCTGCGTGATGTTTCTTCCGTAGCGCCTTTCAATTGCTATAAGACGCCCTTTATTCCACGAGACAATGCCACCGTTGCGACCAGAACCATCATTCATAGGGCTATACCACACACGACGGCCAGTCAGGCCTGCTTCTTGCTGCAGGTTTCCTGAAAGATAAGCTGCCCCTTTTTTAGGAAAGCCATGGGCTCTGAACAGCTGCATAGCATGGGTTGCATTACGAATGTCGCCGTTAGCACCTGGCATCAATGCCGCGCCATCAGGAGTTGCACGAAGGTCAGACAAACTTGGAAGGCCATAGGCTTTTAGCTGCTGATTAACAAAAGCTGGTGTGCTCAGGCCAAATTTCTTAGCAATAAGGCGTGTATTATTAGAGGCGTCTTTACCAGCAAGTACAGCCTTTAGATCACTACGCAAGGTTTCGTAAGAGATAAAACGATCTCTTCCGGGATTGACTTGACCGACATTGACTTTAATTTTGTCTCCAAAGATCTTTTCAGCAGACAAAGATGAATAGTCATAATGATCCCCTCTCCAGGCCTTTACCTGTGTACGAGTGGCATTTAAATCTCCTTTAAATTGGTAGCCTTTTTCTGGATCACGCTCCAAGCGGTACTGTGGACGCTGCATCAATTGCGCGGCTTTTGCTTCCACAAGTTTAGAAAGAGCTGCTTTATCTTTTGCAAGATTCGGATTTACACCGATTTCCATCATCAAGGACTGCTTAAGCTCATCCATGAACAACTGATGACGGGAAATCAGCTGCAATTTCAGTTCCTGGGTAAGTGCGGTAGCTGGTGCATTGTTCTGCATTGCAGCCTTGAAGCCAGCACCTAGGGGCTTAAGAAACTTGTCAAGATCTTTCTCAGCATCAGCGGCAGGGCCTCGAGTACTAAATCGCTTGTATTCTTCTGGAGTAATTACGCCAGATGTCATCATTTGGTCAAGCTGATTCTGGTCAATCTTTTGACCATCATCTTTCATCCGCTGTAAGTCAATGGCCTTAGTAGGATCATAGTTAAAGCCTTTCTCAGCCAATGAATAAGCCAGTTTTACAGACTCTTCATCGCCTAATGCCAGTAAGGTTTCAATTGCCTTTCTTCGGGATCCAGGAACAGTAGCGTTCGTGAGATAATCATCTATGGCTTGCTGCCGTTGAACACCCTTTTCTGCATTGTCTAGGTTGTTATCCTGAACTGCCTGCTGACGGAGCTGTCGCTCATATTTGTCAAAAACATTGTCGTACTGCTTACCCAGGGCGGTGCCCTTATTTCCAGGAACCTTCTCCACATTTCGGAGGTCATTAAGCAGCTGCATGTTCTTGCTGTCAACGGCCTCTTGAAGTAAGTTTTCAAGAGCAGCTAGGTTTGCGCCACGAGGATTATCGCCATAACCAAGATTACCTTGTAAATAACGGTCGGACGCTTTATTCCATACCTCTTGGGCTGTGAGGGTCGGCTGGCCGTCAGGTTGAGGCTGGCCAAAACCGTCAACAAGTATTGATACAAAGCCCTTTGCATCCTGAACGTTAGCTTCGCGGTCATTCTTGACAAACCGACTAACACTTTGAAGAAGAAAGTTTTGCCCTACGCCCGCTATTGACCGGGCAAGGCGAACCTTGTCATCATGTGATGCCCCGTACATGCCGGTCTGTCTAAAGAACTGACGGTTTGCCTCCAGTAAAAATGCTTTAGTTTCGGCTGGTCCAGTGGGCTTTTTATCAGGTGGAGTTGCATTTTCAAACTCAACCAAGAATGCCGGGTAAGCTGCAATAGCTGCGTAGGTATTATTTTCAGCACCTTTTAATGACTGATATACAGTCGTTTGCTGTACAGCGTGAGCTACGGCCTGACCATCAAGTGTGCCATCTTTCTTGTACTCAGTGGCTACCTGAGCAGCGCCAGCTGAATCTGCCTTAATAGCAAGGTTTTTCTCTTCCTTATGCTGCTTCTGCTCAGGAGTAAGCTCAATGTTGGGATCCAATCCCAAACCAAGAGCTTCAATTTCCTTGACTTCCCCATCATACTTATCCTTGTTTTCCTTAATTGTCTGAGCGGTCTTCATGGCAAGTGAAGACAATCCAAGCAGGCTCTTGAAGTTCTCTAGGCCTTGATTAGCCTTGTCAGCATCAAACTTTAGCTGTCGAACGCCCGCCTCACCCTCTGTTTTAAGGTACATCTGATCTAGCTCGTATTGGCGCTGAGCACCTCGAGCTAGCATCTGGATGTCGGCTAGCTTCTGCTGTGTCCGTTCCTTAATCTGATTTGATGGATCATATGCAGCAACAGGACTGTATTCACGGGATTTAGAGTGTGCCTCGAAAAGATCTCCATAATCCTCGGAATCATAAATTCGGCTTCTATAAGTTGAGACTTGAGTGACCATTACGCCCTCCAGTTATACGAGGGGATACCGAGGCCCAGGTTTGTGCCTTGACCTTGTACCCCTGGTGCAAATTGTGGAGCCTGAACAGGAGCGGGGACCCGAGAGAGGGCTTGGTTGTTGGCCGATTCGTTTTGACTCTGTGCCGAGGACATGCCAATTTCCATGGACTGTGCAGCACTGCGAATACCTGCACTTTGCTCAGCAAGAGCACGACCAGACTGACGACCGGGATCCATAGCTAGCAGGCCAACAGACTTACCAACGGCACCGGTGCTGAGAACTTTGCCCATGCCGCCAATTGACTTGGCGTAAATATCAACCGATTTAAACGCAGCCTTTTGCTTCGCCTCGTACAGCTTCATTTGCTCAGATACGTAGACTTTGTTAGCAGCTTCGTTGTTATTATAAATGTTGCGGTTATAAGCAAGCATGGCTGCCTGCTGTGCTTGTGTATCACCAATATGTCTCATCACCTGATTTTGACGGTCAAAGTATGCCTGTCTCTGCTGGTTCTGATAGGCGATGTTGTTCTGTTGAGCACTAACATCAGCCTGATATTGGTTCATTGCAGCCTGGTATTGCATAGACTGCTGTTGTTGGTAAGCGCCAATACCCATACTGGCAGCACTGAGAACTAATCCCGTGACTGCTTGTGCGCTGGCGGCCGCAGCCGCTGATGCCCCAAACATGCCGGCTATCAGGCACATAGTTTTACAATCTCCAAATAAGGGAGGAAATATGGTTTGGTGTTTACTACCCTCAATGCCTTAAAGCCCAGCATCTTGAGTAGCTTGTGGTGGTAGTGGTTCCTTGCGTCTGCCAGGTTCCACAGCAGCGTATATTTGCTTTCGTGCTCTGAGAGCCACCTACGAGCCCCCCTAACGAAGGTGTGGGGTTTGTTGTTGATAACAGGAGTGCATAGCAACCAGACGAGCCCATGGGCGCTATTAGAGGGGTCTGGCGCAATGCCACCGACCCCTGCAATAGACCCGTCGCTGTCGAAGAATGCTGCGCTCTCCCTGCTTGTCTGAACGCATCCAGGCAATATCAAAGGAGAGTGTCCTAAACCTTCAATTTCCTGCTTATCTTCTTTACGCAAGTTTAAAGCAACCTGTAACGCATCTGTAAACGTTGCGTCCCGGTAATAAGGTGTCATTAACGAATTGATTGAATTCCTCGCTTGTTGTAGTGTCCCTGCCACCCGTAGCTGGTAAGAGCTGCAGGCACAGGATCATCTGCATACACAGAAACAAGCACATCTTTTCCTTGACAGTAAATCGGGCATTGCTGGGTAAATACCTCAGCAACAGGCACGGAGTTTGCTCCGTATAAGTCAGCTCGAGCTACATCAATGTCAAACGTAAAAGTGGTGTAGCCAAGGCGCTTGACCTCAAGCTGATACCGACCCGAATAGTACAGGTCAAGATAAAGGTTTTCTACAATAGGGTTGTCAATACGGTCTGCCCTGTTCTGCTGAGTTACATAAAACGCAGGCAGGTCAAGGCGCAGTCGGTATTCAAGTCCAATGGTAAAGTTTACCGCAGACAATGTCTTGTCAACCAAGATGTACTTACCACCAGCATCAGTATTAATGGCAGCTCGAACAAACGTTCCAGCCTCAGCACCACTTGATGCCATAAAAACTGGTTGCATCCCAGCTACGTAAGCTCCGGTCGGAAAGTAAATCTTGTCCTTGGTCGCACCACTAACAATTGTTGTCTTAGCCTTGTAAACAAGATTATCCAGCCTGGGAACAAACTTGGAAAAGGCTGTTTGAACAGGAGCTGTGTCTGGGTCATCAATAAGCTCCATGCTTGTCAGGGAGTGGTTAACCCCGTCATACTGCACAACATAGTTAGTGTCATTATCGCAGCCAAACAGAACAACATTTGCTGGGAAAAGCCAACGCCCCCATCCTGCAATTTGTCGCTCGTTTCCGGAATTGTAAAACTTAAAGTTATATACGTTCTTACTGCCATCACCAAATAATACCAAACTGTTGTTTGGACTATTAGCAGACCAAGACAATCCCGGAGGAATGTACTCAGGAATAATACGAGTGTTCTCTGCAACTTGTGGCCTGTTGTCCACTGAGTCAACAGCCATCTCAAACACTTTTGAATACGTCTCAGCTTCAGTTGCAAACATCACACTCACCCCAGTATTTAGGGGAAGAGCATTACTGCGATAGTTGTAGTTAGCAATCTCCGTCAACTTGACTGTACTGGGGCCAAATGCCACCTCAGTGGTTGAGATCAAAAACTGTGCACTCTCTGCAAACAAAAGCAAGCCCTTAGAAGTACCAATAGCGTGTCGAAGAATTGCTGGCTGTGTAGAGGCTGCTGTCAAATCAATGGGGTCTGCATCACTAACTGTCAAGGCAGACTGGACAAAGAAGTTAAAGTAATCACCAGGCTGGCTCATGATTACAGTGTCTTCACTTAACACGCCCAGGCGGTTGGAAAAGAAGAACATGCTGGAGATTGAACGCCCCACAAAGCTAGGCTCAGGGTTTGTTTTATCATCACCAACCTCACGACCCGCCCAGCCACCAAATGCACTACTTGAATTTAGTGGTTCAAGACTGAAGTTCCCGTTAGCTAAACGCACAAGGGCGTGAGGCATGGTTGACGGGTTAAGGTTTGTCTTGATGTTCGGAGCTACTGTTTCCTCCCAGGCACCAAGACCAGGAACACCCTGTACGTCAGGAACGAACTTGACGTAATAGTCATCTGCATCTGTGTTGTCCGTGTTTTTTACCTTGACAGTAAAATCAGGAAAGCATTGCTCGGGTAGTAACGAAAAATCATTGGCTGTTGTTTTGATGCCAACCATTGCGTTATTTGTAATACCTCCCCGAACCGACATGTTAAATTTACGTGTGTCAGTTCTACGGATGCGGAGAACGTTACCGACAAACGAAGAAGTATATCCGGCTATAGCGTTTACAGCATTTTGCAGCTGGGTGACAATTGTGGTGACAGTCAGAGTCCCAGATTCGGCATTACTAGGAGTAGTGAATGTGGCAATGCCATCACTAGCATATGTATAAACAAAACTTTCTTCTGCTACCCGAACAGTAAATGTCTTGCCTGCCTGGGTTACTGTAACCTGATCCCCTACTCTCCAACCTACACCACCATTCTTAAGAATAATACTGGCTGTGTAGCGTGAACGATAAGCATTTGATGCTGAATCTAAATAGGCAGCACACTGGTTAACAATACGGAATTGCAGGCCAGTCTTCGCTCCTGAGGTTACGGCATGATCCTGCGCGGAGTTTTGTGTACAAACACCACCATCTGCTACTTCATAAGAGCCAGGCGTAATCTCGAGCCTTGATGCTGAGAAGACCTGGACTGGTGTTGCACCCGCACCATCCCTTGACAGGTCAATGCTGTAGGTAGTGTTGTAGGCCACAGAGTTAATAATGACAAGTGCCTCATCAGGAGTTGATGTCGGACTGACACTGTTCATCGTAATAACTCTTTCTTTATTCGCAATTAGCGTATAGTCAGCTAATGGCAAATAACTAAGATTATTAGGATTGGAAAATGAGAGGTATGCATCAGCACCCGAAGCAACCGACACTGTTTTCTCTACCCCAGTTTTTGCATCCCAGACGCGAACAAAAAGGGCTGGATTGCGATAGATGCAGACAATATACTTCTCACTGGTGTCTCTAAAAATAGGGAACCATTTTGCATTAGCCGGAATGTTATTGGCTAAGTTGTTAATAAACTCAGTGGCGGGCCGCTTCTTGCAGCCAAAGGTAGGGTCGAGAAAAGCGTTCACAGCTTCCCGTACCTGTCCCGGTAATTTGATTGGATCTGGTTGCTGGCTAACACCACCAAGAAGATTGGGGATTGCTTGAGAAACTGCGGACATGTTTAGTAGTTTCTGCGACGACGAGTAACTGCGTCATATGGACGGTAATGTATGGCGCTGGTATCACCTGCGACATTGCTGAAGATGCTGTAGTCAGCCTGCCTGGTCTCGTATTCAATGCAGGCAGCTCGAGCTACGCTCTCTTCACGCTCTGAGTATTTGACGGCTTCAGTAGAACCAACAGCACGACCTGCAAAAAGATTTGCTGCACGTATTGTTGCATATTGCTTAAACACCTCGGGCATGTCCATGAACTCAAAGGCCCAGACAACGTCCAGGTTTAGCGTACTAGTAAAAGTATAAGTATGGTTTTTCTTGTCGTAGAGCTTGCCACTACGGATAATGATGTCGCGGTCATCCCACGGCACAAGATCTAGGGCTAGCAAATTAGATGGAACAACTATTTGGCCATTGTTATCAGGCACAAACGGGTAGTCTTGTTCAGTATTAAAGTGCCACTGCTCGGTTTGCAGAGCATTTGTAACTTCATCGAGAATGCTCTCGGCAAGTTTGATGGCAGGGTTGGTTGCATCGATACTCGTAACAGGCGACTGACCAACATTGCTGAAAATGATGTTGATAGCCGCAAGTTTGGTTAGCTTTGCCATTTATTTCTAGGGAATGGTATGCCCCGAGGGACCCGAAGGTCCCAGGGGCCGTTATCAGGCCTTGGCTTGGATCGAACCAGCCACAGAGGTACGCAGCGAACCGCAACCCATGGCGAGCTTGCCCACAATCAGGTCGCCCTGATACTGCACATGGAAATCACCAGAGGTGGTTTCGATGCTGGGGGCCACAGCTTCCACGGTGCCGGCGGCTTCACGATGGAAGACCAGGCCAGCACAGGTGGTGTTGGTGTGAGCGTAGTTGTTGTTTTCGCCAGTGACGGCGGCGCCACCAGCTGCCATAAAGGGCAGGTGGTTTGACTTGTACAGACGAATACCGGCAATGCTGTAGAGGCCTTTGCCGCTGTTCATATCGCCCTGGCTGTTGCCGATCTCACGGTTCAGGATGTTGGTATCCACCGAGGAGATCAGGCTGTAGTACTGGCGGGGGCTCAGGCAGGCAACGCGACCTTCCTGGGGAGCATTGCGCTCATCCAGAACGGCAGCGGCCTCAAAGAAACCATCCACCAGGGCTTGGGCGTTGAATTGGTTGTTAGCACCAATCTTCACCTCAAAGCCACCAGGCTCGCCGGTCACGACAGAGGCTTCACGGGAAGCGTTGTCAAGCACACGAGCGATGCGAGTGTCATAGAACTTGGCCATAGCCTCGCCGATCTGCTTCGAGATCTCAGCCCGCTGGGAGTACTGGCTCAGCACTTCATCCAGGTCATAGACAAACTGGCTGGAAACCAGCAGGTCATCCATGAGCAGAGTCTTCTCGTTCGCCTTCAGCGCGGTATCGCCCAGCAGGGGTGTCCCGGGAGTATGGAAGCCTGCGCCGAGAGTGCCTGTCATCAGGAACTGTTTCGACTTACCACCACGGAGGGAGTAAGAGCGGATCAGATCCTTGAAGACGGTAGCAGCGTTGAACGCAGTGTACACCTCACCGCTGAACAGAGTCAGAGCGGTTGCGTACTTTGTTGCGTAAGTATTACCTTGGTTACCGTTAACGGCATTAGGCCGTGTAAGGTTAGCAATGTTAGCCATTTGAAAGAACTAGGAGAAAGTTTGTTTGTTCGGTCAGCCGATCAAATCCTTTTCAGATGAAAGTTGTCCGCCGCAGCGGGCTTTCCCCTACTCTTGAATTGTCTCTAAAGACCTAGATCTTTCCTTGCAAGGATTGCCGTAACAAAGCCACGGACACGGGCAATAGGAGTGAGGTCCGACATTGAGGTGTCTCACTCCCGTTTGCGGATTAGGTATCAGCAGCCTTTAGAGCCACCCTTACCACCCTTACCGCCTTTAGTACCTTTACTATATTTAGTGTGTTTCATTAGAGTAAATCTTTGCTAATAGACAAGCGTTGCTCTACGTCTGCGCGGAATGCAGGATCAGACGAGTAAAGCGGATTGGCAATATCACGGGCCAGCTCGGCTGTACTGCGGTAAGGCTTGATGCCGGAATTTGAGGAAGCGCGTCCACTGACCATTTGCCCCTCAAAACCTTCAGCTGCCCTGTAGCGATCCTTGAGTGCGTTAACAGCAAAGCGGATTGCAGCGGCATTACCAGAATCGGTGATGCTGTTAAAGGCGTTTACCTCAGATTGATCAAGATTTTCAGCAGCCCACTGCACCATCTCCTGGTAACCCTCAGGACCACCGGCAAGGGCCATGATTTCATTGGCCTCGTTCTGGGCGAGTTGCTGTGCTTGCTGGTACTTGCCTGCATTCTGGGTATAAAATGCCTCATATTCACGGATAAATTTTTCCGGGTCTGCTTTAAGCTGTTGAGCCAAAGACTTTACGGTGTCATCACTCAGGCCGTTACCTTGAGCGTATTCATCAGCAGCCTGAGACAAGACCTCATACTCTTGCGTAGAGGCCTCTTCCTGCCCCTGTGAAGGTGCTTCAGAGCCATCCTCTTGGTCTCCCTGGCCAAGCTTCTTTTGAAGCTCTTCGTAGGCCTTTAGGAGGTCGTTCTGAGATTTGAACTTACCACCAATTAGATCGGCAGATTGGTTCTCAGAATCAACTTGATCATACAGTCGAGATTTATCCTCGTCCTGCATTTGCTGTATCTTCTCCCCTTGTGCAAGTGCCTGTGCTTCGAGTGCTTCCTGCTGAGGAGTAGGTGCGTCTGGTTTAGTGTCGAAAGTTACGGTGGGCATTAATACGTCTCAGTTATTACATTGCCAAACGACGGGCGGACCTTAGGTTTCTGGCTATATGTTCCAGCGTCACCTGACGGTTTGATTGTCGGTTTGATGGTATAGTCAATATCTTTTTCAATCGAGGCTTCTACTTCGGTGGCGACCCAGGCTTCACCTGTCTTAATTCCACCTTTGTAAGTGCCGTCAGTACTGCGTGCCCGGCTCCTGCTGGGTTGGTTCGGTTTGCTGTTGTTGGTTAGCATATTGTTGGACTAATTGTTCACCAATAGGAGATTTAGCAAGCTGGCCCATTTGCTTCATCATGCTGGCTTGCATCATGTCTTGTTTCTGTTGACCAGCTTCCTGCTCCATGGTTGCAGGATCTTTAATTAGATTGAGTACATCAATCCCGCTAGCAGCTGCAAGTCTCTTTAAAAACTCTGTAGGGTTAATGTATTGAGCAAGAGCTTCAGGACCCATGCCTTGAGCAACAGTTTGCATAAATTCCATAAGAGCAATGCGTTCCTGACCACGACCAATACCATTCAGGCCTGCGACCACTGTCGGCATAACTAGACCTTTAGGTAAAGGGGGGACCGCTTTCTGTCTCTGAAGAATATGAAGCTTGCGATTTAAGTATGGGCTAAGTAGCTCAGTCGTTAGGTTGCCGTATATACCGCCAAGTTGCTCGTTCAGCTCCTGTTGGATGGCAGAGACTCGGTTGCGGTAGTGCGCTCAGATTGCCGGGGATTGAGAATGAGGAAGGCATCAGAGAGTCGAGTCGTAAGATCTCGAATCATCTCCTGCACTGTTCTAAAGTCAGCTGTCTTCCCAACCTGAATGACCCCCACGTCATCAGGGCGACCCTGAATGATGGCACCGTTACTGGCGCGGGCTAGCGATTGAGGCTTGGTAGAAGCTGAGGGGGAGACGGTAAAGATCACCTTCGCTGCAGCTGCACTGCCCTCCACAAGAGCCCGCATAAGGTTTTCAAGGGATGTCAAATCACCAAGAAACTCTTCTACGCGACCACGCCCAAAGGGTTCACCATCCACAACATTGAACCTGAGGCCAAGCCATGGCGTGATGGACTTTGGTGCGGAACCATCAGTGCCAGGGATAGGTTTGTTATCTGCCTCTTGATACCATTTCCACTGACCATCCTGAAGCTTGCCCCAGGTGTAAACGTCAGCTTCGTCAAAGTTGTTGGTACTTTTACCTGAGCCGACTCCATAGCGAGGACCATCAGCACCAGGAGCATTGCTGTCCTTCTCCTCAGTGTCAAGAAGTTGCTTCTGAAATTCAGCTGGCAGCAGAGTCCTGTGTACAGACTCAACAGTTACAACTTCAATAAGATTACCGTCGCCATCTCGGTTGACGACATATCGATCCAGTGGATAGACTTTAAGGGCTTTCTTCCCGACAAAGATAAGTACATTGCCAGTGACGACCAAATGCTTCATGGCTTGATGGAGCATCACCCGGTCAGAAGACTCAGCAATTTGTTGATGGATAATCCGCTCTAGCTTGGAGAGCGAAAGATCAATCTCGCTGCGTACTTCTGGGGTGATCTCGGGTAGCTGCATGAGTTCAGCATCAGAGATCTGCAGCTTAAAAAAGCTGGTATTGACTGGGAAGAGCGACAGCATTAGTTTTGCTGCCAGCACATTTACGCCCTTTGCACCAACACTCTGCCAGGGTACGGGCAGCGAACCGCCCTTAGTTTGGCCATCTTCTACGATGAGATAAGGGAGCGTGAGTCGCGCACACTCCCTAGCAGAGTCAAGGTATTGCTGCCTATCCGCTGACAAAGTTTGATAGCGAGATAAGGCTGAATCTTTCATTATTATGCAGGAATGTTTAGGTTGCCTCTCTTGGAGTCAGTCCCAGTATTCACGTATGATTTATCAAGCGCGATCTTTAGCGGCGCAGTACCACCACTAGCTTGCTGAAGCTGGCCGCGCTTGGAGGTCCGCTTCTGCATCTTCGCGTTGTCTGAATTGGATGCGTTTACAGCAGCAGGAGCCGGGAGTGGCGCTGCGGGTTCAGGCATCGGGGGTGGAGTCGGAGGCGCAGGCGGCATCTCCGGGGGCGGCGGGGGAGCCGGCATTGAAGGCATGGAGGGGGCACCACCACACATAGTTCTAATCCTCTTTTAACGAGTGAATGTATTCAACAACGGATCTCTGCCCAGCTAGATACATGATCTTTGCCAGGGAGTCTGTAGGGTTTGGGTTATAGAGTGGATAAAGTTCCTCGAGCTGCTCAAGAAGTTCTGCGATGATACGATCACCATCAAAGATATCCTTGTTGTTAAGCTCAGCCATATGCTGGTAAATCGTTATTCGACGCCTCAAAAAAGGCGGGCATTCTAGCTCGCTGGGTTTCGACTAAACCAGCTGCTTTTCCTTTGCTGTACAAAGAATCAGACTGACTCAGCCAGAAGTCTTTGTCGAGCCACTTGTTCTCGGACTGACCCAAACCATCCATCACCCAAAGCACGGTGGCTTTGCGAAGTCTGTTTAGATTTGGGGTGCTCTTCAGCCCGAGGTCATGGGCAACCATGCCATGAATTGCGACATGTGTTTGCTCATCACGGGAGATGTCGGCGGCAAGGGTACGTAAACCCATGTCACCGTTGAACCGGAAGAATGGCAGCAGCACAAAGAACACGCTGCGCTCGAGAATCGATGCTTTGAGAATCGGATGCTCAGGAGCTTCAAGCCAGGTTTTGCGGATCATCTTTGCTTCACGCTCCGCAAGGGCGTTTGTCCCGTGGGCCGCGACAATGTATGACAGGCCCAGATCGTGCTTGTCTTCGTCTTGTTGATTTGACAGCAGAGCCTCGATGACACCCGGTTTGTTGGGAAGCTCCTTTTCCAGACCCTGCTGGAGAAACTCTTTGACAGGCAGCTCAAGAGTCCGTAAAGCAAGAGCCCTATAGAGCGCATCTTCCGAACCCTCAACAAACTGGCCCCGTTCAACTTGAACGGGAGTCCATTTCCTTTTTCTGGAAATTACATCAAGATAGCTAGACATTACTCTGCACAAGAAATACAATGGTCCTCGTCTGCTTCAAACGAGAAGATATCCTTATACTCATCGTCAAGAATTGCAGTAGCATCATCTTTACGAAGAGTATCTGGCATCACCTGGAGAGCGTAGTAAAGAGACGTTTGTGGCGACATAAGCCAATCTTCGACAAACTGCTCGTCATAGGTGACAACATCGGACCAGCTGTTAAAGCTGTATCCATGCAGCAGACCCGTGCGATCAAGCATCCTCATGACACCATCAGCAACGGACTTGTAGGCCTCCCAGCCGACCTCTGCAGCAATCTCGACAGGACCATAGTTGACGGACATAACGCCTAGCGTTCCAGAATCCCTGTCAACTTCTCTAGCTATAGGTGGCGCAATTTCAGGCGCAGTAACGAAGCCATCTAGATCTGTGTAGCGGTAGCTACAGCTGGCTGTAGGGGCAATTGTGAAAGCTCTCTCCATGCCGTAAAACCTGGCAACTCCAGCAGCTTGTTGGATGCCCTTGCACATTGCTTGGGCAAGCTTGTTTGCTGTGCTGTCGTTGTGGTGGTAGCTGTTGACATCAGCCAAAGCTTCACCAAACTCCTTGTAGCTCACACCATTGCGCCGTAGCAGGTTGGCAAGGCCCAGCATTCCAAGACCGACCTGGCGATCTTCGTCTGGAGAGAGGTACTCACCACTCTGTTCAACACCCGTTTGAGCATGTAGTTCGCACAGGTTTTGCATTCCATTTTGAAATGCGCTTGGAAGCTCGTCAATTTTGCATGCGCCAAGGTTGACATGCTCCAGTAGACAGGTGCCTCGTGATCGCAGGTAGATTTCCAGGCAAACGTTACCCCTGATGCGTATACCATTTCTATCTACTTTGGTTTTGTTAAGCCAGATATCACCTTGCCGTATGCCTTGAAGCAAAGCATCCTTAGTTTCTTGTGTGGTGTTATCCCACCAATATTGGTTAATATTGACGCACCGCTTGACCCAGGGCAGCTCTGCCCTAGGAACTGTAATGAATTCGAGAATGTCAGGATGGTTGAGGTCAAGATGTAAAACTACAGCGCCGTTCTTCCATACACCACCGCGCCTTAAGATTTCATTGAGAGTGGAGTAGATTTTTCCAAAGGATACTGGGCCGCTAGCCACAAGTCCCTTGCCATTTTCATCTCCTCTGGGTCGCAGCTTGGATAAATGGACAGCCACGCCAGCTCCGTAGCGGAGAGCGTGGGAAACAAAACGCCAGGATGCTTCAATTCCATTGGGCCCCTCCATTTCGTCTTCCACCACAAAGACGGTACAACTAACGGGGAGGCGGCTATCTGGATTGTCAATCCAGGACTGAACTCTGCCCGTTCGGGCGATCTTCAAGGTGGACATTTGTTAGATAAGGTCAGTAAGGTATGGGGGTTCGTAATTAGGGCCTTTAAGAACCTTGCCGTCCTCTCTCTTTAACGGCTTACCGTTAACGAGTTTGGACATGTTGCTCCGATGTACGCGAGCCACTGCTTCATCGAGCTCCCAGCCGGCAGCAGCAGCAAACTGGAACATGACAAATACAGCATCCGCAGCTTCTTTAAGGCAAAACTCTCTAGCCCTAAGGTTTGAAAGGTCATCGCGACAATTTTCATACGCAATGAAGAACTCTCGAAACTCTTCATAAATTAAATCTACTTGTAAATCAAGTACTGAGGGGGCAAAGCATGCAATAGATTGATCCATTGCAACGCGAAACTGCAAAGCTTGCCCCAACAAATCAGGTGCCATCAGCGGTTACGGGATTTCGATGTAAGGAAGATTTTCTTTTCCAAATAAAACTTGGCTTTAAGAAGATCATCTATCTCTTCTTCGTGCGGTTTGTACCCAGCACGACAAAGGTACTTGACTACGTTGCCTGCAAAGTAATCAAGGCGCTGATCAGCAATAAAGTCCCAGACTTCAATCACGCCACGAGCGTAATGATCTGGGGAGTATTTACTCATGAGTAACGAGACCAGGGTGGTGGATTATGCGGTTCAAGTTCGTCCTCTATTTTTTGCAGAAAGGACTGCATCCATGGCTGCCAAACTTCAGGATGCCGGATGTACATACTTCTAGCAAGCAGACTCCCTCGAACCAGTAGTAATTCCTTGTAACTCAGCTTCATTCCAATTCTTCACTAGATTAGTGATAGTGTTGTTGTACACAAAGTTCTGACGCAGTAGCGTTGTCAAGAGGTTAATTAGTTCGTCCTTTGGCACACAATCAGCTTGTTGAATTAGCTTGCGGATAGCAAACTCCTGCTCCATGGTGAGCTTTACAACTGGGAATGGAATCATGGTGTGTACAAAATGGGCTGCTGTGCGTCTGAATTCCAATCAGACGCTTGTAGAATCCGAGCTAGACGGAGATTGCGTAATGCGTCCTCCTCTGACAGCTGAGCTTGGACATAGGTTTTGACTACTGCTGGCCAGTAGTTGCCGTCTTTAACTGAATGCAAGATTGCATCAGCTTTCTTTGGCCCAACACCGGGACAGCCCGAATATCCATCGGTCTGATCACCAGTTAGGCATTGTTCAAAGAGTTTGCGTCGAGCATCTTCGGAGCTCTGAGTAAACTCTGTCTTTAGATTAAACAAGTGGCAGGGGATTTGCTCCATGTCTTTGTCTGGACTAACCAGAACAAAGTCCTTGAGCTTGCCATTGGTGGCTAGGATTCCGCAGACATCATCGGCCTCAAGGCCTGGTTTGATGACAGACTTGAAGTTTGTTAGACCCCAGTTTTTTAATCGTAGGTATCCACAAGGTTTGCGCTTTGTGCGATTACCCTTGTAGCTAGGGTCAATCTTCTTTCTAAAATTTTCCCTGTCAGTAAAGGTTAAGATTAGTTTATTAGTATTGAACCGCTCTTTGAGCTCGCTCAATTCATTTTGCACTATCTTCTTTGCCTCAGCAAAGTTACCTACAATGACTGAGAGCTCCTCGTTATAGTCGTGGTCCTCTTCAACGGCTGATGCTGCTCGATAAAAGAAGTAGTCAGCATCAATCAGAAGCGTCTTCACTTGGTTTAGTGTAATTGAGTAGGTAAAGCAAAGCCCTCGACAAGACGACAGGATCGTCGTGCAGAAGGCCTATACCTGAATTGCAGGATTTGCATATGTAGCCACGGAATGTTTCCCCGGTGTGGCAGTGATCAAGTACCCAGTTGTGGGTATGGTTACCACATACGGGGCACACGCCAGGCGGTGGTACTGGATGTTGCGTTTTTAGTTTTGTACGTATTAGGTGTTGCTGGCGGTGGCATGCCTTGCATCTGTTCCGTGTAGCTCGATGTCGACCATCAGCCTTAACAAACTCAGACTCAGGCTTCCACTGCCCACAATGCTTACACTGCTTAGTGGCAGTCAGCCCATGACTGGCCGATTTTGTATTCAGAATCCAGTCTGCACCTAAAAGAGAGAGTTGACTCAACGTCTTTCATGGCAGCAGTAATGAGAAATGCAGCTTGCTCTGCTTGCTCTGGAGCAACGGAGATCTGCATTTCATCGTGTACGAATGCAAGGGGCCAGTAACATATACCGGCTTCCTGGAGCAGTTCGTTTGCCCTTATCACCCACAGTTTGCAGATGATTGCACCAGCTGATTGTAGTAAGTAATTAAGAGCGGCATGTTTTTTACCTTGAAGGTAGATAGGCCTACCATCAAGGCCAGTAAGCTGATCTGACTCAGCCTTCTCAGCCACAGCTTTGGAGAGCTTTGCAAATCCATCCAAACCGGACATGATTCGCTGCCTGATCTCCTTCCCTTTAGCCACTGCTTTGTCCTTACTGGCTCCAGCCGTGAGACCTAGCTTCAGGTTTCCCCCGCCATAAATTAGGCAGTAAGTAACCCCTTTGCCTGTCTTACGGTCTGTTCCATAAATGTT